GTAGGTGCTTTGACCTGTACCACCGTTTGTAGCAGGTAACGCGCCAGACACTGCACCCGATTGGTTCAAGGCGACAGCGTTCCATTCAACGTTCGTACCACCAGCGTTCATCACCAAGGATTTGTAAGCTGCGCCAGCAGCCAGCTTGCCCCAAGTGTTCGTGCCTGAGCCGTACAGCAGATCGCCGGTTGTCACCGTGGCTGTACCCGTACCGCCGTTTGTAGCCGCAACTGTACCGGTCAGAGAAATGACACTGCCAGATACGCTGATGTTTGTGCCGCCTGTGTAGGTTGGCACAGAGCTGAACTCGGCAAATGTAATGGCCGTAGTACCAAAAACAATCGCGCTGGTGTTGTTGCAGATGTACGATGAATAGCCCAGCGTAGTACCGCTTTGAACAAAGAAATAGTCACCGCCGCCAAGTGAGTTGGGGTCACCTTCCGAAGAAGTGTCAGCGTCAGATGAGCGAGTCAACACCCAGTTTGTTGAGCCGTCGCCAACCGTAGTAACAACGTAGATGCCGTTTTGTGTGCCTGTAGTTTGTTGCCAAACCAAGATACGATCGTTGGTGGCCATAGCCACGCCGTCAACTGATAAGGCAGCTTGCGCACCAGAGTTTGTAAGCGTAGCGCCAACACCCGCAGTGCCGTTGTTGTACGTTGCCGTCAGGTTGCCTGTAGTGGCCACCAGCACAGGCGTGTGGACGTGGAAACCGTTTGATGTGGCGTCGTCTACGTATGCACGGGTTACAAACTCAGTTGCGCCCGGCGTGGCCATAGAAGATGTAGATGTAACAGGAGCAGTAAAGGAGCCGCCAACACCAGTAAGCGCCCCACCTAAAGTAAGCCCCGCAACTAGGGTCAAATCTTTGGTAGTCTTGTCAAATCGTCCAGCCTCATCAGTTGTGTCAACGCCGCCAGCAAAGAAAATCACATCGTCAGTACCGCTACCAATAAACATCTCACCACCGTCGCCGTACAAGTACATTGAGCTAGGGGTAAAAATAGGGTAAGTTGCGGACGAGAAGTTTGAGCTGTTGATGCCCATGTCCATGAAATTGGCCGTGTCAACAACAGTGTTATCACGGTAGACAATCAAATCGGCGGAAGCATCAGAACCGTCGTTGTAGTTCTGTGCATACATTTGCGCAAAAGTGTCCACATTACCGTACAACTCCCCTAACGCAGCGGAGAAAGTTGTGTAGCCTGTTACGTTTTCACCAAGCACTGTGATTGGGCCACCGTCAATCAGCACGTTGCCGTTAGCTTCTTCGTAGATAGCTTTTCCAGCGGGGTATGTGACGAACACATCTTTAGTGCCAACGGCAAAGTCGATTTTGGCTGTAGTCCCAAGGCTGTTAGACAGCACCGTGTTACGGGCCAGCGTTGTACCAGAGGATGTGTATGTACCAAGACCGACTTCCCAAGAACCGTCTTCTGAGTTGTAGATTGTGTAGTAGGTGGTGTTGCCATTACCCACCGCATTAAAGGATTGATAGCCATCTACAGCGCCAAGCAGTGTGAAGGTCCCTGTGCCTGTCGTTGTGGATGTTTCTTTTACACGGTCTTTTAAAACGATTGCCATTTGAAATCCTTACTGCTGCGTCTTAATTGGGAACCAGCCCTCAGACTGCGCGTCATTTACAGTACCCCATGTAGGTGACTGCGTGTTTGAAACGTTGTCCCAAACGCCCGACTGCTCAGTTTGGATTGTCGCCCATACCGCAGTATTTGTATCATTTATATTTTGCCAAAGAGCTGCCTGACTGTCGTTGATAATTTCCCAAAGAAGTCGAGCTGCTACTTGGTCAACAGCTAAAGCTCCACCAGACACTCTAGCAATGTAAGTGGCGTAGGCCAAAACCAAAGCTGTACCGGTAGCCGTGGCAACCACTTCTGCGCTGAAGTCAACAAGCACTTCGGCCATGTCTGTGCTGCTGGCTGAAGCCATAACATAGAGCTGCATACTTTGCGTTGCATCGACTTGGTCCAACCCAGACGCCGTCTCAGCTACCGAAGCCAAGAATGTCTGTAGCGCGGAAGGTTTATCTGTACCAGTAACCGTAGCCAAGATGTTGCAGAAGTAAGCCAACCCACCAACACAGATGTCGGTGATTGTTGACTGCGCAATAACGGCAGCATTGAACTCCCCCAACGCGGAAACTGAGTCAGTGCCCAGCCCGGTTTCGTTGATGGCGCTCGTAAAGTCAACAAGAGACGTAACTGCGTCTGTGCCCGTGCTGCGCTCAATAACCGCGCTCAGGTAATCAGTTAGGGCCGCTACAGCATCCGTGCCTGTCGAAAGCTCAGCAATCGTGGCGTTGAATGTGCTTGGCCCTACCTCAACTGTGTCGGTTCCGGTAGCAGTTGAAAGCAGAGACGAAATGAATACTGCGCTGGCAGATGCTGTTGCAGTTCCAGTAGTGGTGTTTAATATCTCACGTGTGAATACGCGCCCGCCACCTTCAGCAGCGAGCGGGGTCTCTGATAGAGCTACGTCACCAAACACCGGGCCAACCTATTAGGTAGCGGCCAGCTCGAATGTGTAAGTCACGTTCAACGTATCACCAGACACAACTGAACGATCACCGGGGGCCTCAAACGTAGATGCAGAGAACAGAGTACCAGAAGTACCAGACGCCACAGTACACAGGAACGCGCCTGACACTGTGTAAGTGCCGAGCATAGCGAACTGTGCGGCTGTAGGGTTGGAAATAACCGAGGGGTCAGCGGAAGTAGCTGAACCAAAAGTCAACTGCTTGCGGTTGCCTGTATAACCAGAAGTCACTGGAACTTCAGTCCAACCAGCGTGTGAGGCCAGAGTATCGCCCGCAGCGATTGTGGGGGCTGTACCTGAGATCAAGCCCAAATACCAAGCAGCGGTATAGCCAGAGCCGTCAAAGAACGTGTCGTTCATATAGGCAAGACCTTCGTTCACAACCAAGTTAGGCTGCTTAATTTCCCATTTAAGGTTGCCATCTTTATCGTGGCACTGAACGGTGAATACACCGCCGCCGTGAATTTGCTCTTGCATATTAGCTCCTATTAGGAAATGCGGATGATCGCCGCTGTGTTGGTAACAGCAGGAAACTGCACCGTGAAAGTTGTGGTGGATGTTTTGTCTGCGCCGAAGTCCAGCACGCAAACAGTCGGATTGCCGCTGCCTACTTGATAAATCAAAGCGCCACGAGCTGTGAGCGCCGAAGTCCAAGTCACGTTACTGAACGACAAATACGCCGTTGCGTTACCTGTCTGATTACCGATTGTCGGCACTTGAGAGATTGTCAGGGCTTCGCCGCCTTCTGTGTAACCCGTAGCCACTACCTCACCAGTCATACCTGTGGTGTACGCAGTTGTGTCGGGGCCAATGGAAGCCGCGCCGGTGTACAGCGCAATCTTGAAAGAACCTGCGGCCAAGTCAAATGTGCCGTCAAGCAGTCCGACTTTGAATGTGTTGGTCGCGCCTTGTGCGATAGCCATTAGGTCACCGCCTGTCTATATTGGCCAGAACGATACGCATCCTGACGCTCCATACCATCGCCCAGACGTTTAGCCAGAGCCATAGCTTCGTTGTACTTAGTGTTGTACAAGGTCATCATGTCTGCTTCACCCTTCATGTAGGTGTAAGCCTCGACCAATGTGCCATACAACAACACTGAATCAATGTTGTCACCCAACCATGTACGGCCATCTGACGCTACCGTGATCGACTCAGGGTAGTAGTAATAGTGCAGCTCTACATCGTACGAATCATCGGGCGTTGGACCCAATATGGCTGTCAACTCGTCTGTAGGCACAGGTGGAGTTGTGTTTGTAGTAGCTGGACCAAACAGGGCGTAGTACTTAGGGATGGCTGTATCCGTTGGGCTTGGGTATGCTTGGCGGATAAAGTTGACGTCCTTGTTCAAGAGGTACTCGTAGTTACCGTCCGCGTCAATCACAGCCAACGAGTACGTGGCTAAGAAATCACTTGGCAACGCCAAATACTTGTTGCTGGCCGTAAGAACACCCGTCACGTTTTTACGCAACGAGGGAAACTGCACTGTGTTGTAAATGCGTTGTTCAGCCTGCTGGATAAACGTATCCATGATGCTGGGAGTCGTCGAATAGTCGAACGTATTCTCAGCGTAGTTCTGAACAGCAGCAACAAGTTCTGCGTATGTCATGGGTTAGGCCATCGGTCCACGGGCCATCAAGCCCTTAGTAGCTGCGCCAGTACCACGGATTTTGATGCCCGTAGTTTTGACGTCGTCGGCAGCGGGGTCACCACCACTCACGCGCATTGCTACGGTACGTGGGCTGATCTGCTTGGCAGACAAAGTGTTTGGATCGGTCTTCTTAGTAGCCTTGAGGGGCTTACCATCCATGGTGTGTGGCTTAGCGTAGACGCTGGCGTCGCCAACTTCTTTACCCATCATCTTTTTGCTGAATTTAGCCATGATTAGCCTCGCTTTTGGTTTGCAACTTTAGCCATGCCACGACCGAGTTTCATCATCTCGTCGTTGGTTTTACCGCCGCCAGCAGTGCCTTTGCCGCCCTTACCCTTTTGGGCAGTTACGGTTGGGCCGCTATCGCCAAGGTTCTTGCCCTTGGTCTTGCCTTTGGTGTTGACACCTTGTGCGCCTGATTTGAAAGACATGTTCGACTCCTTACGTCGTTGATATGGTGACTGTACCAATTTCCACAGCTAAAGCCAAGTAGTTTGGCGTTAAACCGTCATCATTTAAAGCCGCGCCACCAACAGGATTCCAGCCCCATTGTATGTCGCGACTACCTTCTCCTTGGAAACCTTGCGCGTTAATGTTCGTACTGTTGTTGTTCAGAATCTGCAAGCCTGTAGTGCCCGAGGTCACATAACTGCGATCGGGTCGTGGGTTGCGCAAACCTTGTGGGTCGTCAACAGGGAACATACCAAGTTGAAGCTGCGGTTGATCGGGGTCCCAGCACTCTGGGCACACCAAGAGCTCATAGTTCTTGGTCTTGATGATCTCGCGCTTGAGGACTTTCAACTTGAACCGCCCATCGCAACGGTCGCATTGAGCAATCGCCCATTTGCCACTGGCGAACCGGTTACCCATTAGGTACCCCCGATGTACTGCTGACGCGGCACGAAGCGGATTGCAGCCTTCTCATGGTCTTCATAAGCGGCCAATTCCCATGCCTCGTCGTACTGTTGTTTGAGCATCATGATGCGCTCAGCGCCTTCTGGAATCTTGCCCGCGATGTAGTACGCCAAACCAGCGGCCATACAGGGGATGAATCGGAAAGGCACGTCCATCACGTTCACACCGCCACCAGCATCTTGGGTGCGGCGGAGACGCCAGTAAACGAATTGGTAGGACTGAGCACCGTCTGGTGTTGGCCACACAGTTACAGCAGGGAGGTTCTGTACGGAGACAGGGGCTGCGGTTGCGTGAATTGCAGCAGTCGTACCATTCTGCCCACGGAAACAGCCTGTGAGGTCGTTGCCGCTGACAGCGGTGTAGTTGATGGTCTCGCTGCCAATAAGCACGAAGCCAGCTGCTGGCAAGCCCTGAGTCGATGTCAACGTAATCGTTGAGTCAGTAGCCGATATGCCACTCGCAAGAGTCGTGATTGCCGCCGCAGTCTGCCCATCCAGTCTTTGGACCCATACCTGAATCGGACGAGCTTGCTGAAGCTTGTTTGGGAGGGTCGCATAAGTCGAGACGCTGATACGTGTGATGGTCAAGTCAGCTTGGTTAGAAGTCTGACCGGCTTGTGTGCGGATGACGTGTTCTAGCAAGTCCACTGTGTCGTTTGGCAGGGCGTAGGTGCTCTGACCTTGAACCAAGTCGATCTGACCCTGCTCAATCGTCCACATGTTGATGCCACGGTTCGCCCAGTCGGCGAACATGATGTTGAGGCTACGGCGAGCTGTGCGCAGGTCATAACCCGAACGCAGTTCACGTCCGGCGCGTTCAAACGCCTCCTCAACCAACTCGGTTAGGTCAAGGTTGAATGAGGTTTGTCCGGATGTAACTGCCATGATTAGTACATTTTCGCTTTACGTGCGCCGCGAGATATGCCCCAGCCTTTGACTGAGCCGCCTTTTTTCATTTTGTCGCCCTTGCCATACTTGCTGGACTCGATGTCAGCGTCGGCTTCGCGCAAAACACGTTCAACTTCTTTGAAGCTGTCTTCGTCCTTTTTAGCGCTTTTCTCGTTCGCCTTATCCAAGGCGGCTTTTGTGCCTTCGCTAACTGCCGCTACACCAGCGGCACGGACTGCTGTCCGGTCAAACGCTCGGTTTTTAGCTTCGTCAGACGCGGCCTTGGCGCTACCTTTGAGGTGAGACGTGTCGGCACCCATCTTTTTGATGTCGCCAACCGCATCTGAATTGCCTTTGAGTGAAGGCATCTTGCTCCACTTAGTGCCGCTAATGCCCGCGCTCATACCACCGCCAACGCCACCTTCGAGCTGTTGGTCATCAAGTGGGTGTTTTGCAATTCTTGCCATTACCGAAACCTCGCTGTTTTCTTCGCAATGCTCTTGGGCTGGGCGACAAATTGTTTCCCCGCCGCTTTACCTGCGCGTTTTGCCTTGGTGGTAGCTGCGTACTCGGCAGCACTCAAGGACTTAATAGCCTTCTCAGGCAAGTACCGCTCCCCCGTCTTGGAAGACGGTTTGCCGGATTTGGTACGCCATTTCTGGTCGGTCCAATCCTTCAGGGATTTCTGCGGTGCTTTCATTTTAGTCCTTGTACCCGCCGCCAGCAGCCTTGTATTTCTTGGCCACCAACTGAGCTTTACGTGCGGACCACTGACCTGCGCCAGTACCCTGAGTCGCGGCGGCTTTCACCTGAGACACAATCTTCTTACGGAGAGTGGGCTTCGTGTAGTTACCAGCGGCGTTGACCGAGCCACCTTCAGCGTAGACGTCAACTGGGTAGTCTCCGTCACGCTTCTTAATGACTTTGGGTTTAGGCATCTTGGAGGCTTTTACAGCACCCATGCCACGACTGGCCAACATTACAGCACCTTACCGCGTGTCTTACCCTTGGTGGCACAGCCATCAGCGCGACGCGAAGCGGACGATTTAATCATGCCGCCTTTTTTGTACGTGTCGCCCATGGCGTTTGTGCGAGAAGTATCAGCGGCCTTATCTTCAGCCTCAGACTTAATGCGGTCAAACATGGGTTTGTAATCTTTAGCGGCTGCTTTTTTCGCTGGAGCTTCATCCTTGAGAGGCTTGCCGTCCACACGGATACCGCTACCTAGTTTCTCAGGCTTGTAGCCCTTGCTTGGGTTTTTGTCTTCTGGGTCAGAGATCATTTTTGGCATGGTGAGCTCCTTATTTCTTCTTCGACATGCCGCCGCCGCACATGGCGATCATCTTGCCCTTGGTCTTACCCTTGGACTCGATACCACCACCTTTGGCCAACTTGGTCAGGTTAGTTTTCTTGCCAGCGTGCAGCTGCTTGTCGTGCATCTTGACGGCCTTCTTCACGATTGCCTTGTCTTGTTTAATGTCCATCTTGTCCATGGTCTCACCACCTTTTTTGAAGAGTTCGGTTTTGCCCTGACGGGTTTCGGGCTTGTTTACTTTTTGAAGGTCGGCGCGTGAGCCTGAGCCCTTACCAAACTTCAAACCTTTGCTTTTGTCGCTAAATTCCTTAGCCACATTTTGCGGCACGCCAGCTGCTTTGGCAAATGCTGGATTGTGCGCTGCGGCGTCCATGAATTTCTTTTGCTTTTCACTTGTTGCTGGCATGTTTGCTCTCCATAAGGCGGTCCAGTTTTTCATCCAGCCTATCAAGGCGGTCCAAGACGCGGTTAATGTCGGCGTGGACTTCGGTTTTGGTGACGTACTCTTTGGCAATCTCTTCCCGCGTGCGGTTGAGGAGGATCGTGACGCGGTTGAGTTCATCGGACTTTTCCTTCAGTACCCAAGTCAACAGGCCCATGCCCGCTGAGAGTACGATGTTCCAGATCATGCCGTCCATATCAGCACTTCCAACGCGCCAAAGATGCGGCCTTACGAGTCGGCTTGCCGTTCTCGTCTTTCATTGGACCGGGCATACCAGACATACGTGCACAAAATGACTTCTTGCGTGGGCCACCCTGTGGCTGGGGGGCCTTCAAGTTGCTGCCTGTAGCTGCGTTGTACTTAGCACGGCCCTTGGCTGTCAAGCCTGCGCCCTTGGACACAGGAAGTTTCTCGCCACGACCAACAGCCAGAGAAGGTGTTTTCTTCTTAGTTGCCATTTACGACCTTCAGTTTAGGAGTGCAATGCTGGGCCAACAACGGCTGCAACACGTCTTCGTTGAAGTCACGAGAGAACTTCTCTTGACCAACGTGCGGCAAGCTGATTGATGGGTCGAGGTAAACCGTGAAGCCTTCCTTGGCAGCACGATCGCAGAAGAGATAGTCTTCGCCGTAGTACTCGTTCTCCATGATGCCAAGATCAAAGATAGCGTGGTCAGTACGTTCGTTGACGTTGTTGTAGTAGCCCCACTCTGGGTGCTTGT